GAAATTCTAATTTTTTGAGAACATTTCTGGAAAAAGTATATGTCGTTGCAGCCGAAAGAACATCAATTGATCCATCAATGAGATAAGTAAATCTTGTTTTACCATCCACTTCAACAAACTCTATTTCATTTGCATCTCCGAAAACTGCAGCTGCAACTGCACGACAAATATCTACATCAAATCCAATCCACTTATGTCCATGCTCGTCTGTCCATATCATCTCCGAAAAGCCAGGAAAATCTTCTTTTGTTCCACAAAGAACAACTCCCCTTTCTTTTACACGAGCAAGAGTCATTCCATAAGTTGGATTGTACTCTTCTTTTATTTCTTCTTTTTCTGGTATAAGTTGTTTATTAGGGGGATTTCCATCAGCAGTAGAATCTACTGCAATCATCCAGAATGCCCAAACTAATGCAACTATTACTTTTCCTGACAGTATCCACATTACTTCAATGCCCTATATATTGCCAGAAGTTCATCGTCTGGAATTGGAGTTTGCATCGTGTAATACCTTTGATGTCCGACTGCCATAAATGCTTTGATGTCAGAGAAACTAGGATATTTGGTAAGAAGATTGTGCAGTAAATGATCTGGACTTAAATGGCAAGATGCACATTGATTGTCTCTTGCAAATACTCTTGTTCCCTTTTTAAATCTTTCTGATTGAATTAAAACAGAATTGAGATCCTTTTCCATCCATGTAACTTTTTCATTTATGTCTGGAATGACCATGAAAATCAAATATGCTAATAGACCAATAATAACATAAATCCATAATTTACTTGTAGCTACCAGATCTTTAGTTTGTATTTCGATCTCTTTTACTGGTTCTAACTCCATCACATCTACATTGTGATCTGCAACTTCTTTTGGTGCTTTTTTTTGTTCAGCCATAATTTACCTCACTTCTTTCCTGCTTCATTTAACTTTTTGGTTATTTGTTGTTGAAACCATTTGAGAACTATTGGTATACTAACATTTGAAGTTAAACCAAACAGATATCCCACAGGGTAACGATAACTTTCATATGCTGCAAGTTGAGGAATATTTGTGAATACAATTGAAATCAGTAAATATCCAGTTGCAGACATACCCATGTTAATGAGCAAATCTAAAACAATCAACCATCCATGGCCACTATACTTGTCCTTATTGTCTTGTCTGTAGTTAAATAGAAATATCCAAAAAGAAGAGAAAAGGATTAACCCTAACATCATCAATTCAGATGCATTGAATATATCAACCATTTTGTTTTGTCTCTTTCTTTACCAACTTAAGCAAATCCGCGGTACTTCCTACGAACAATGCATTAGTCACATTTTGTGCTCTTGTGACTTCCTGTCTGTCTCCATCGTTTTCCAGTTTTTGTTTTCTCTGGTGGAGTTCCATCAATTTTTCTTGTGAATCGGTCATATTTTTAAGTAACTGACCAAATACTTCAAATGCTCTTGGAGATTCTTCAGATTTGGCTATCTCCAAAAGTTCATCCATTGCATCTCTGCCTCTCTCAATGATATGATATAAATTTTCACGAGCATATTGAAAATCTGTATCCTTTTCACCATTCCCATTGATCACGGCAGGAGAAGTGACCTCGTTTGTATTTAGAACTTTTATCTCTTTTTTGGTATCATTTTCTGTAAGATCTAAACTTTTTTCTATTCTTTGTTCTACTAATTGTTCAACTTTCATCAACTATCCGTATCGGCTACTGGATCGTATGTCTTGCCCTCTGGAAAGAATTCAAATGTTTCTGTAAATCCAAAATCATCATCAGTCAAAGCAGTTGTATCTTTTGGTACAACATTTGTTCTACTTATGGTTGCACCCTCTGCAATTGCTTCATCTGAACTTTCATTCAATACCCTTATTCTTGTCGCAACATCGATCTCATGTTTATCTAAAATCATATAATTTGTACTGTAAGGAGTACTATCCTCCATGACTATGTATTCTGGACTTGCAGCCTTTGCACTCATCAAATGTGTATCTACTGTTACATCTGTGATTACTTTTGCATTGTCTTCTATGTTTGGATATAAAAACCCTTTCATCAAGAATGAAAGTGTCCAGATAATAGATCTTCTAGATAGATAGTCACCTTCGTATGTATCTTCACTTGTAACTGCATTGAGAACAAGTGGAATATCTCGTTTCTCTGACATAGAAGAAACTAGATTCATTGTTACTGTAAATTCTGGTGTAAAGAAAGGAAGAATTTGTTCTAAAATTTGTGTTCCATCTTCTGCATTTTTTACATAAATGTAAAGAGAAAAATCCCAATTATAAGGAACAGGATTGTATTGTTTTTTGAGCCCAGTAGTTCCAGTTGCAACATTTCTTCCCATAGTATTGAGTTTTCTTGCTCCATCATATGTCATGGATGTTAATTCAAATCCCATTCTTGGAACAGAAAGTGCCACGCCAGGATTTAAATTTGGATCTGCACTTATACGAGTAAGAAACTTTTCCTTTGGCCCATATGCAAGAGGAACTTTTAGTGTTTCAATAACTGAATCTGCACTATTAGTTCTCCGAACCTCAATTGTATTGAATAGTGATCCAAATGCAACCACCATTTTTCTTGAGGTTTGATGATAAAAATAAGTTCCAAACATTATGGGTTATCTCCAAATGGATTACCCTCAGTAAAATCAAAGACCGAATCTGCATCAATCTCAAATTGTTTGTTACTTGAGACATTATCTGATTGTCCTGAGTCAATGGTTGCCAGAGTTTCAGAAGTTTCATCAGTTGTTCGTTTAACTGAATATGTTCCAGTTGCAGTACTTGTTGCTCCTGTCAGTATTTCATTGAGTGTAAAACTTCCTGTCATGTTGATAAGATAAAGATAACTTGTTGAAGAATCCCATCTTGCAACTTCACCAGTAATCGCAGAAGTTCCTCCTGTAACTGTTTCACCCTCTTGGAATGTGCCAGAAACACTTGAGAGTTCAAATGTACGAACAAAAGATTGTTTCTGTTCTATTACATCGATCTCATCAACATCTGTATCCATCTTCTCATCAGAGTAAACAAACAGTTCACAAGTTAAGTCAAATGTAGGTAATGCACCAGTTTGATAAAATGGTGTTTCATGCTCGACAAACATGATCTGGAAGAGCTTGCTGGTAAGAGGAAAATAAACTAGATCTCCCTCTTTAGGCCGAACCCCCAAATCCAGCCCTTCCCAAGCTCTTCGTGCCAGTGAGAACACAATCTGATCACGAACTTCCAGACCAAACTTTGAAATTAAATCACCTTCACCTTCAAATCCGTCTACAGATTTGATATACATTTCGACTGAATACGCATCTTTATATTCTGAAATTGAGTCCTCTCCTAGAACAGTATCAGTATTTACTAAAGTTCTAGGGATATAAGAAACATCATGTCCGTATATCTGAATTGATTCTTGTGTTAGTGAGTGTAATAATTCTTGTTCGTTTCTTGCATCAAATGTACGAAAGTACGAGTTTGTTGCCATATTATTATCCTACATAAAAGTTGTCAGGCAATTGATATCTCATTTGCATTTCTTCATCTAATTTTTCTACTTCTTGATTTCCATCATCATATATCTGTCTTCCATTTAAAGTTGCACCGCCGGGTAATTGCATTCCTTCATATTTCATAAGATTTGCACCCCATTGTTTTTTAAAAAGTGCAGTTGTATATTTTTTAAGAAAAATGTCGTTGTATAATTCTGAGTAAGTTGATCCATCTATTTTTTTGTAACATTGAAGAATCAACCAATCTCCAATTTTAAGATTTGCATCCCAATCCATATCTATGTAGACTTTATCAGTAAGTCTATTGAAACGAATTTGTCTAGTATCACTTTTGGAAAAGAAATCATCCATAAGAGATATGTATTGTCTTGATGTTGCATAATTTGAAAGACCACCAGATCCCCTAAGTAGGCCAGGCAAAGAATTTAAGTTGAACTGATATTCAATGGAGAACATATCATCTGACGAAAGTTTTTCTGCTTTGATGGGGAGTACTTCTCTCACTCCTATTATCGTATCATCTACTGTTACTGCTTTTGTGTCGATATTTCCAAATACAACTGCGGTTGCTTGTGTTCCATGTACTGTTCCAGTTGCACCAGAAGTTCCTCCTGTTACTGTTTCTCCTGCAACAAATGTATTTGCAGAAGTGTTTGCAGCTCGTAGTCCATTTCCGTCTTTATGTTCTTTAAATTTCAAAACAGTAGTACTTGTAACTTCGTGAACTTTTGCAGTTGCATTTGATGTTCCACCAGTAATTGTTTCTTCTGTGGAAAAAGTTCCTGTTGCGCCACTTGCAAAAGTAAGAGTACTTGCAGCAACTTGTTCTTTTGCATAGAAAACTTCTGTTCCGTCAAAATGATATTCTTGAAACATATGAATAGATTCATCGATCAAATCATCCATTTGTTCATCTGCAATGTTCACATCAATAACTGGTTTTCCCAATTTACGCAGACAATATTCTTTTAATTCGGTAGTTGATGCTGGTTGTGTTGCTGACATAGTTTATTATCCGTTGTTAATTTCGGCAGAAGGTTCAACTGTTACAAGTCCTTCTGCAAGTCTTTCTTTAACTGTTCCACCACTCTGAGTGTAAGTCAAACTATAAAAATATTTTCCTTCTGCAAGTGCTGCTGTCTGAGTTGCAGTCAACGAAAAGGTACAATTTGAACCAGAAACAGAAGTTGTAAATGTTTGAAGAGTGTTTGCGTAGGCGAAGTTCTTGATGATTCCGCCTGCAACTGTACCAGAGGAAATGGTTACAGCTGAAGAAGATGAATTCTCTGCACCAATAGTTTTTTCAAAGGTTGCCCCTTGATCTATCGTATAATTTTGAACTTTTTTCTTGAGTGATACTGCCATGTTCTTTCCGTAATGTTGATAATATTATCCATTGGTTTCATATTTATATTTATTATCTACGGAAAGGGGAGAATAGATATTTTAGGTTATTTTGGATTATCGTCTTTAACCTTTTTTAAATCTTTATAAAAATCAGAAGTTTTATCTACTTTTCCTGCATCAATTGCATGATATAAAAGATCAAGTTGTTCTTCAAGTTCTGGATAGGCTTTGGCACGATCTCTAGAATACTGTTTTGCTTTCCATTCTTCTTCAAGTGTTTTTTCGTGTGCAGTTCGTTTATCTGCATCCTCATAGTCTTCTCTACTCCATCTTGCTACAATTTCTCTATAAACTGAACTATCATCAGCATTCCATATCATCAATCTTAAATGATCATTTCTTCGTCTTTGTATCATTGTATTTCCTATTAAATTTATGCAACGTGCATAATTCCAGCAAAATAATTATTATTTGCATGGATATCAGTTGCAGTAGAATAAGTATAAACTGCGATTCTTTGACCAACCAGGCATGGCATAGTAAGGGT